AAAGTCAATGCCTGATTATAACGATGTGAGTGTGAGAATAGTATTTCGTGTTGTGAATACTCCAGAAGTGGTAACATTTGAAACGAGCCTATCCAGACTTAGATAAAGGAATAAAATATGGCAACCAGTATTAGTTCAACGGCATTAGATTTCAATAATATCAAAGCAGCCCTGATTGAACACCTTCAAAGCCAAACAGAGTTCACGGACTATGATTTCGAGGCATCTGCTCTCTCTACAATCATGGACATTCTCTCGTATAACACACACTACAATGGTCTGATAGCAAACTTCGCAATCAACGAATCATTTCTGAATACCGCTCAGTTACGATCATCAATGTTGGCACATGCTCAGAATCTTGGTTATGATGTAAGATCCAAATCTTCTGCGACTGCTTATGTCAATCTGGATGTAACAGGAGTTTCTGTTGCGGATAGAACACCTTCAGTATCTCTTCCTATAGGTACGAAGTTTTCTGCCTCTGTAAATGGTAATACCTATGTGTTTGAAACAAGAGAAATCGCAACTGCTACCGACGATGGTTCTGGTAACTATTCTTTTGAAATAAATGACTCGACAAGTATTCCGATCTATCAAGGCACACAAAAGACAAAGACATTCTATGCTGGTTCTCAACAGGACGAAAATCTTTATATCATACCAGATGTAAACATGGACACTTCTACTGTGATTGTTGATGTTTATGATTCAAGATCGTCTTCTAGTTACACAACATACACTAACCTGAATACTGCCATTTCTCTTAGTTCAACTTCAACGCATTATATTCTAAGAGAAGCACCAAATGGATATTACGAACTTTCGTTTGGCGACGGTCTTATGACTGGTAAAGCGCCAGTCACTGGTAATATGATTGTTGTCAATTATCTGAATACTGTTGGTGCTTCAGCAAATGGAGGTTCTTCTTTCACGCCTCTCAATTCTATCACTATAGGCAATTCAACATATTCTATCTCCACATCTACAGTTTCCAACTCTGCGGGAGGCGCCGCAAAAGAAACGATTGCTTCTATTCGCAAAAACGCACCTGCTGCATTTGCGACACAAAACAGATTGGTTACTGCCGAGGATTATCGCGCAACAATTCTCAACAAATTCTCGGCGGCTCTTGATGATGTTGTCGCATGGGGTGGGGAAGATCATGTGCCGAAAACATACGGTAAGGTTTTTGTGTCTTTGAAATTCCCAACCGGTACCAGCGATGCTACAAAGACTTCAACAGAAGCGGCAATTTCGACAAACATCACAACGCCTCTTTCTATCATGTCTATTGATACAGAATTTATTGATCCTGAAGAAGTGTATCTTGAAACTACTACCACCTTCAACTTCAATCCAAACAAATCCAGATTGAGTGTTGGTTCAACCAAATCTCTTGTACAAAATACCATATCCGATTATTTTGATACAAATCTGTCATCATTCTCTTCTGTGTTTCGGCGATCACAAATCCTTGCCGACATAGATGATCTTGATGACGCGATTCTCAACTCAAGAATGGATGTAAAGGTTCAAAGAAGATTTGAACCAACTTTGTCCACATCTCTGGCATATTCAATAGATTTTCCTGTAGCATTAGCAGTAAAAGACAAAGAAGAATATATTATAACTTCATCCAAGTTTACGATTTCGGGAGATGCGACCTGTTATTTCAGAAACAAACTGGATAGTTATACGATAGAGATTGTCAATGGTGCTGGAGATATCATATCAACGAACATTGGTTCTTATGATCCAACAGAGGGAACGATTGATCTAAATGGATTTGCTCCTACCGAATTGTATCTTTCAAGATCATATATAAAAGTTCATGCGAAACCCGCGAACCAAAGTACAATTCGACCATTGAGAAACTACACTATTGAACTTGACGACGAAGAAAGTTATTCAACCGCTAATATCGATTACGAAGAAATACAGACCACATTATGACACATAGAATAGATCATCGGAACAGATTACCTCTGAATGTAAAGTATGATGTTGTAGAACAAGTCATACCCGAGTTCTTTCGGTCGGCATATCCAAATCTTGTAAAGTTTTTGGAATATTACTACGACTATATGGAATCTGTAGATAATCAAAGAAATGCGTTCTCTTATGTGATTCAAACTCTCTATCAACTCCGAGATATCGAAGGTAATGAACTGACAGACCTGGATCAGTTATTATATGAGATAGGTTATAATGTACAGAGAAAAGAGTTTGATCAGAATGTAGATCCAAGGCATTTGGCAAAACTGATTGCTTACTTCTATAGAGCAAAAGGTCGTGAAATTTCCATTGAAGGACTATTCAATGCGTTCTTTGGCGAAGATGTTGAAATTTATTATCCCAAGAGAGATATCTTCATTCTAAATGAATCGAAATTGGGGCCAGAATATCTCAAATATATTCGTGACGACAAGAGATATCAGATTTTGTCAATTCTTTTGAAGTCTCCTATTCCTATCAAGAAATGGAAAAAGATTGTAAAGAAATATGCTCATCCCGCCGGATTTTATCTTGCGGGCGATGTGTTGCTTGATGGTGTTGCCACAATATCACCGACGGCCCCAACAGTTGTTCTTGACTCTGATGCTAATACCGTTGTTCTTGAAGCAGAAGCAACCGCAAGTTTCACTTCTCTTACATCTGTTACAGGTATTGTACCAGACTCGCCAGATTCGGATGCTTGGGCAGAAAGGATTGTTCTCAATCAACTCATATCGCCATTGTCCGCCACAACAATCTCTGGTATCGATCATCAATACGATACACTCAAAGAGTTCCTTAGTGTCCAATCGCCGTCATTTGACGAAGATTCGACGGCTACGAACCGTTCAATCGACTTCTCGAATACGATTGAAACGACCGATAACTTCGCATTTGATTATTGGGATTCGGATCAAAATGTCTTCCAATATCAAGATTCTAACTGATTTTTATTATAAATAATACAAATATTGTTTAAGGGTAAAAAATGACCAGACAAAATATCAGTATAGGCACAACAGCAAATGACGGAACTGGCGATACTTTAAGGTCTGCCGGTACCAAGATTAACCAAAACTTTGTTGATATTTACACTCATTTTGGGGGTGATAGTAATACATTATCAACCAGAATATCATTTGATTCGGATATGCTTGTGTTTGAAGGCAGAAGTCTCGATTCGTTTGAAACACGATTGATGGTGGTTGATCCTACTGCTGATCGTAATGTGTATATTCCAAATGCCTCTGGTCAACTGATAATGGACTCCGCGACACAAACATTATCAAATAAGACACTTACAAGCCCTGTACTTACAACACCCCAAATCAATGATACTTCAGCAGATCATCAATATGTGTTTGCCGTGTCTGAACTTGCTGCCGATAGAACTGTGACTTTGCCTCTTTTGACTGGAGCAGATACCTTTGTGTTCCAAGCACACTCACAAACCTTGACGAACAAGACGCTCACATCACCCGCGATTACGACACCAAAGATTACAACTTCAATCAATGACGCAAACGGTGCTGAAATCGTAGAAACCCCTGCAACAGCATCCGCTGTCAATCATATCAAAGTGACTAATGCCGCGACAGGCAATCATCCAAATGTTGCTGCTGTCGGTGATGATGCGAACATAGACCTTACACTCACCTCAAAAGGTACTGGTGCTGTAAGAGTTGCGACAAAACTGGCATATACATCGGAAACGATGACAACTAATACGGCGGTATCCTTGCTTGTTCCATTTACAATCTTCAACAAAGGGACCGCACTTGCGGCCACTCTTGCGGACGGCACAGTAACGGGGGAAAGCAAAAGATTTGTGAATATTGGAGCGGGTGTTGCCACAGTCACACCAACAAATTTTGGACAAGGCACATCATTTACGATTACACAACACGGAGCAACCGAAGCAATCTGGGCGGGATCAAACTGGTATCTGCTTGGATTTGATTCTTCTGATACTCAATATATAACAGTTACATAACAGAGAGATAAACAATGGCCGCTATTATTACAGATAAAATGAAAAAGGAGTTCATCCAGTTTCTCATTGATGATGTTACTACGACAACTCCCGGTGACTCTGCACAATACTACATCTCTATTGGCAAGTCTATGCAATGGGATGATAGTGATAATGTGCCAACTCCAAGAAACTCTTTGAGAGATAATAGAAATCTTAGACTTGCGGCTCAATCAATCAAACTCGCTGAATCTGTTACATTTGTTGTACCTCGTAATAATTGGACTTCAGGCACAATCTATTCAGCATTTGATGATAATCAAATTGGATATCCTACATATAAACATTATGTCCTCACAGAAGCGAATGCGGCTTATATCTGTTTACAACAAGGTAAGGATGCTTCAGGTAATACTGTCACATCAACTGTTGAACCAACAGGTTCTGCTTCTACATCATTCAAGACTTCTGATGGTTATGTTTGGAAGTTCTTGTATACAGTATCTGCTTCGGATGCGAACAAATATCTTTCCGCAAACTACATGCCTGTAAAACTTCAGGCAGCAACGGATAGTAGCTCAACTGCTACAGAAATAGAACAAGAAACCATTCAAAATGCTGCCGTGATTGGTCAAATTGGTGGTTTCATCGTCACAAAAGGTGGTTCTGGATATACTTCAGCGCCAACAATAACGGTAATTGGTGACGGTGATTCGGCACAAGGCATCGCTTATGTTTCTGGCGGCGCTGTCGTGAAAGTTGATTTGGATTCATCTTCAGGTACGCTTCTTCATGGTAATGGTTATAACTATGCCCAAGTAACACTTTCTGGCGGTGGCGGATCGGGTGCTAGAGTTCGTCCTATATTGGGACCATATGGTGGATTTGGTGCTGATCCAAGAGACGATTTGAAATCTACTGCTGTCATGTTCAATACAAAACCAAATGGTGTTGAAGGTGGTAAGTTCTTTATTGATAATGATTTCAGGCAAATCGGGCTTTGGAAAAATCCGTTGGTACCAGGGACAGATTCAAGTTATTCTGCCGCTGCTGGTATTGTTTGCCGTAGACTGAAGTTTGATGCGACACCATCTCCAGTATTTACACCAGATAACACTCTTCTTGGTGGCACATCCGCCGCGAAAGCATATGTTGTATCTGTAGACTCATCTGTCGTATACTATTATCAAGACGACTCATCAGGATTTACCGCATTTAGTGAAGGTGAAACTGTAACAGAAACGAACGGTTCAGGTTCTGGTACTCTCGACTCTGCTGGTGTTGATGGTGATGTTTTTGCATATTCAAACGGCGATATAAATATCTTCAAAGGCGATCTTCTTTATATTGAAAATAGAGCGGCTATTGAAAGAGATGCAGCACAAACAGAAGACCTAAAAATAGTAATACAATTATAATCGGGAAAAATAATGGCGACCACATTTACTTCTAATATCTTCGCAGATACTTACCGAGACGATTTCGCTGATAGTGATAATTTCCATAGGATTTTGTTCAAAGCTGGTCGCGGAGTTCAAGCAAGAGAACTTACCCAACTTCAAACGATCATTCAAAGAGAAATCGCGAGAATGGGTAATAACCTGTTTGTTGAAGGTGCTGCCATCAATCCTGGCGGTGTTACTGTCAATAACAATTATGAATTCGTCAAACTGAATACCACAACAAATACATTACCTGCCGACACATCAACTCTTATTGATCTTGAATTTACGGGTGGCACTTCTGGCGTCAAAGCAAAAGTTATTGAGGTTGTGACGGCTTCTGGTGCAGATCCGGCAACTCTATATGTTTATTACACAGACACATCTTCTGGTACGCCTGGTACTGATCCTATTCGGTTTACTGCTGGTGAAGATATCACGAATGGTGGTACAACTCTTACAGTACAAACAACAAACACGGTTGCTAATCCCGCCACCGGAAAAGGTACGAGAGTTTCTATCGCCAAAGGTGATTTCTATGTTCAAGAACATTTCGTATTTGCTACCGCACAGTCAATCATTGCTTCGAAATACACGTCAACATATACAGGCAATATCGGTTATAAAGTGACCGAAGATATCGTTACAGAAAATGACGATACCTCGCTTTATGATAACACGGGTCCTGTTCCGGACACAACAGCACCAGGCGCTCATAGATACCGAATTCAGTTGTCTATCATAGATCAAGCAGATGTTGACTCAGACGAAAATTTCGTGCTTATTTGTCGTATCAAAAATGGTGAACTGAAAACGGTTGTAAAAGCAGAAGATGATTATAATCGTATCAACGATCTTCTGGCGAAAAGAACAAGAGAAGAATCTGGTAACTATATTGTTCGTCCATTCTTCCTGAAATTTACCGATAACGATTCGGATGCTTCACAACTTGATGCTGATGTGAGTACCGGCCTGATCTATATTGATGGTTATCGTATTGAAAAAGGCATCAATACAGAAATTCGTGTTGATAAACCGAGATCAACAAAAGAAATTGAAAATGAAGTTGTTGCCGCAAACTATGGTAACT